AACCTTACTTGTGAAATTTCATTATCTAAAGTTTAAAGATGACAACGATTAGGGAAAACATATTAGATCAAATCAAAACAGCCTTAACAGGTACAACGGGCGTTTCAACGAGGATCTATAGAGAGCGTGTCACGCCTTTAACGAATAGGTCACAACTTCCAGCTCTAGTCATTGAGCCTCTTTCCGATAACGCTAGTTTTGCAACTACGCTTCCTAAGATTGAATGGACGCTACAAGTAAGAATCGTATGTTTAGTGAATGGCAGCGCAAGCACAACACCATATGAAGCCGCCGATCCAATAATTGAATCACTACATTCAAATTTAACTTCAGATTTAACGCTAAACGGGAACGCTATTGATATACAAATTCAGAGTGTAGATTTTGAGCTTATTGATGCTGATCAGGCAATAGGCGCGATTAGTTCAACTTATGAAATCAGATATAGAACAAGTCAAACAGATCTTTCTGCATAATTAATATGTAGACGTAGCAAATACTAGTAATATAGAAGCAACATTAATTTGAGCGTTTGAGGTTTTAAAAAATGGCATTGCTGAGTAGATCACGCTTGTTAGCCGTGAAGATTGAAAGCACTTACGGAACTTCGAGCAATCCCGCCGGAACAGATGCGGTGCTTTGCCGCACAATTGATGTTACGCCGATTGAATCGGAAACTATTTCTAGAGATTTAATTAGAAGTTATTTAGGAAACTCGGATCAGCTATTAGCGAATACAAGGGTTGCTATAACAGCAGAAATTGAATATGCCGGATCCGGTACTGCTGCGACTGCTTCTAAAATTGACGCGCTTTTAAGAAGTTGCGGTATGAATGTTCAGGCGTTGGGAAGTGCGGTGACTGGTAGCAGTCAGGCCGGAAGTGCAAACAGTATTACTCTTGCAGCATCAGGACCAAGCGCAACAGATGGTTATTACGTCGGTCATAGAATTGAAATTACATCAGGAACAGGTAACGGACACTCTGGATTAATTACCGCGTATAACGGCACAACAAAAGTGTGTACGGTCGTGGCATCAAGCGCGACATTCGTGCCAGGTTCGTCATCAGGCTATTCAATCTCAGCAGGTAACAAATACGCCCCTGTTAGTTCGTCGTTTGAGAGTTGTACTATTAAGTTTAATAACTCTGGTGTCCAACATTTATGCACAGGGTGTCGAGGAAGTTTTTCGATTTCCCTTTCCACTGATTCGATTCCTACAATTTCATTTTCCATGACGGGGACATATAACAGTCCTACTGATACAGCCTTAAGCGGAACATATACCAATCAGACAACACCCGTACTCTTTAAGCAAGGAAACACAACAGCGTCAGCCGTTCTTGATTACACATCAGCAGCGATTCAGTCACTTAGCGTTGATATGAATAATGACATCACATCAAGGGAATTAGTAGGAGCTGAGAAAAGTGTGATTCTTACAAACCGCGCACCAGCGGGGGAAATAGTTATAGAGGCCCCAACCATTGCTCAAAAGGATTATTTCACCATCGCAAACGACAATACAAACGGGATTGTTTCTTGTCTCCACGGCACAACAGCAGGGAACAGAATCGGTTTAGTTATGCCTGTTTGTGACATTGGAAACCCAACTTATTCAGATAGCGACGGTGTCCAAATGTTAAACCTACCGTTTGTACCTACACCCGGCTCAACTGGTAACGATGAGGTTCAATTAGTAACGATGTAAACTTGCGAATTAAATAAAGTTGCTTAGTCTAAGTATGGCTATTGTTTTCGCATGTCATTTGTTTTAAAAAGTTCCAGTTCTTATAGTTGGCCCGTTACATTTTACCAACCTGAAAACGGCACAAGGAAAGAGCAATCATTTGATGCTCAATTTAAACAGCTTCCACAAACGCGAATTAATGAAATTCAAGTCTTAGTACAAAAACGTGTAAAGTCAATCCAAGAGGGGGAAGAGGACACTAGTGGTATCACTGATCAATCAATCGCTAATGAAGTTCTTGTCGGTTGGGAAGGTATAGAAGACGGAGAAGGCGCACCCGTCCCATTCTCTAACAAGACTAAAAAGCAAATCCTAGACATTCCAATGCTTGCCAGTGCAATTATTGAATCTTATTTTGATTCGTTAGTAGAGGCAAAAGTAAAAAACTAACTGAGGCGGCTGAGTATTGGTGTAATGGTCCACCGTCAAAAGATGGATTAGCCGAGGATGCCGCCGCCTTTGGTTTGACGTTGCCTGATGAAATGACACAATCAGATGATTTTGAGATTATCCCGCAAGCTTTAGAGGCAATAACTTTATTTTTAAAAATTCAAACGCAATGGAGAACAGATCAAGGTGTTTTACTTGGTCTTGA